GAAATCATTGAGGAGGATTGCTTTGATGCTGCCGAAGAGTACCCAATAAGTGACGGGTTCATTGAGACCTGCAAGGATATCCGCAAGTTCTTCTTAGGCATCGCATCGTTCGACTGCCATAGCGGTAACATGATGAAAGACCAGATGGGACGCCTGATTATCACAGACCCGGTATCATTCAGCGCAGACGACAAGTTAAAGCCGGGTGAATTTCACTGTGACCCGGATGAACTAATCGCCGAGATTGAGGCGCTGAGAGCGCAGGAAGCGATTGACCGCTGTAAGGCACGCAAGGCACGCCGTGACCCTAAAGGAACCTTTCAGGTAGTACGTAAAGCACGCATCAAATGGCGCAGAAAGGCCTCTAAGCGTGCTAAACGCGACGCTAAGGTACTCGCTAAGATGCGCATGGACGCCAATCAGAATCGCAGGGATGAGTCTAGGGCGCGTATGGTGTGGGGCGATAAGCACTGGCGCAACGCTTGGATGCACCACAATAACCTAAACTTTGCAGAACTGGAGCGCCGCGCTGCTGCGGCAATGATGATGCACGACGAGGTGCGAATTCAGTGGGGCAAACCGTTACACATAGACGCATACCTTGACAAGCGTCTACAAGGCTGATAGAGTCTTATCTTACAGGTCATCAATCGGTGGCCTGAATAGGTACGATTTATTCACAATGAGGTAAGCAATGAACATCATCGAAAACATCGAAAAGAATGACTTCTCCGAAATCGAACTGGCTGCTATCCCGTTCAACACACTGGCAGACCACTACGGCAGCGCACTGGCTCGTGAACAACTGGCTTTAGAGCACGAGTCTTATGAGCTAGGCGAGCGCCGCTTCCTCAAGATGCTTGAGCGTCAAGCGAAAGCTGGTGAGATTGCAGACAACGCAGCCGCTAAGCCATTACTCGCTACGCTTCTCCCTAAGTTAACCGCACGCATCGTTGAGTGGCTCGAAGAGTACGCCTCGAAGAAAGGCCGCAAGCCAGTAGCCTATGCGCCACTCCAATCACTCAAGCCGGAGGCGTCCGCGTTTATCACACTCAAGGTCATCCTTGCGTCACTGACCAGCACGAACATGACAACCATTCAGGCCGCTGCTGGTATGCTTGGGAAGGCCATTGAGGATGAGGCACGTTTCGGGCGAATCCGTGACCTCGAAGCGAAGCACTTCAAGAAGCACGTTGAGGAACAGCTTAACAAGCGCCACGGGCAAGTCTATAAGAAGGCCTTTATGCAGGTGGTTGAGGCAGACATGTTTGGTCGCGGGCTGCTGGGAGGCGAGGCGTGGTCTAGCTGGGACAAGGAAACCACGATGCACGTAGGGATTCGCCTGATTGAAATGCTGATTGAATCCACGGGTCTGGTGGAATTACAGCGCCACAACGCAGGCAACGCAGGCTCTGACCATGAGGCACTGCAACTGGCCCAAGAGTACGTCGATGTGTTAGCGAAGCGTGCAGGAGCACTGGCTGGCATCTCTCCGATGTTCCAACCGTGTGTCGTACCGCCGAAACCTTGGGTATCAATCACAGGTGGCGGCTATTGGGCTAACGGTCGCAGACCTTTGGCACTCGTTCGCACTCACTCTAAGAAGGGACTGATGCGCTATGAGGATGTTTACATGCCAGAAGTTTACAAGGCGGTCAACATCGCACAGAACACCGCATGGAAAATCAACAAGAAAGTTCTTGCGGTTGTCAATGAGATTGTGAACTGGAAGAACTGCCCGGTCGCAGACATTCCATCTCTGGAGCGCCAAGAGTTACCACCTAAGCCGGACGACATTGACACCAACGAGGCAGCACTCAAGGAGTGGAAGAAAGCCGCTGCTGGTGTCTACCGCTTGGACAAGGCACGAGTGTCTCGCCGTATCAGCTTAGAGTTCATGCTGGAGCAGGCCAACAAGTTTGCAAACAAGAAAGCAATCTGGTTCCCTTACAACATGGACTGGCGCGGTCGTGTGTACGCTGTGCCGATGTTCAACCCGCAGGGCAACGACATGACGAAAGGTCTGTTGACCCTCGCTAAGGGCAAGCCAATCGGTGAGGAAGGTTTCTACTGGCTGAAAATCCACGGTGCGAACTGTGCGGGTGTCGATAAGGTTCCTTTCCCTGAGCGCATCGCGTTCATTGAGAAGCACGTAGACGACATTCTGGCTTGCGCTAAAGACCCAATCAATAACACTTGGTGGGCCGAGCAGGATTCACCTTTCTGTTTCCTCGCGTTCTGCTTCGAGTATGCAGGCGTTGCGCACCACGGTCTGAGCTACAATTGCTCTCTGCCGCTGGCGTTCGACGGGTCTTGCTCCGGTATCCAGCACTTCTCCGCGATGCTCCGCGATGAGGTAGGCGGTCGTGCGGTTAACCTGCTGCCAAGCGAAAACGTGCAGGACATTTACGGCATCGTTGCACAGAAAGTAAACGAGATTCTCAAACAGGATGCAATCAACGGCACACCTAACGAGATGCTTACCGTGACCGACAAGGACACCGGGGAAATCTCAGAGAAGCTCAAGCTGGGAACCTCAACGCTGGCGCAACAGTGGCTGGCATATGGTGTAACCCGTAGCGTAACTAAACGTTCGGTCATGACGCTGGCTTACGGTTCTAAGGAGTTCGGCTTTCGTCAACAGGTACTGGACGACACCATTCAGCCTGCGATTGACAGCGGTAAGGGCTTGATGTTCACCCAACCTAACCAAGCGGCTGGCTATATGGCTAAGCTGATTTGGGACGCGGTGAGCGTGACCGTAGTCGCAGCGGTTGAGGCGATGAACTGGCTCAAGTCTGCCGCCAAGCTGCTGGCTGCTGAGGTCAAGGACAAGAAGACCAAGGAGATTCTGCGCCACCGTTGCGCGGTTCACTGGACTACGCCGGACGGCTTCCCGGTCTGGCAGGAATACCGCAAGCCACTCCAGAAGCGTCTCGATATGATTTTCTTAGGGCAATTCCGTCTGCAACCGACGATTAATACCCTCAAGGATTCAGGCATTGACGCACACAAGCAGGAGTCTGGCATCGCGCCTAACTTTGTTCACTCACAGGACGGTAGCCACCTCCGCATGACAGTCGTTTATGCTCACGAGAAGTATGGCACTGAGTCCTTTGCGCTCATCCATGACAGCTTCGGGACTATCCCGGCAGACGCTGGTAAGCTGTTCAAGGCTGTACGTGAGACGATGGTTATCACCTACGAGAACAACGATGTGCTGGCAGACTTCTATGACCAGTTTGCAGACCAGCTACACGAGACCCAACTGGACAAGATGCCTCCGCTTCCGAAGAAAGGGAATCTGAACCTGCAAGACATTCTCAAGTCTGACTTTGCCTTTGCATAACAAGCACTTAGCATTAACCCTCACTAACGGGAGACTACTTAAGGTCTCCCACTTTAAGACACTTTAGGTACTAAGAGATTTAATTTAAGATAACTAAGAGGTTTACTTTATGATTACTTTATGTGTCGCAATCGTTCTTATCACTACACTCTCAATCGTCAACGCTAAGCAGCGCTCTGAGTTAATCAAGCTGGATGCCCGATACGATAATGCTAACCACCGCCGGAAAGAACTGGATGCAGCACTTGGGCGGTCAACCGATGAGGTTAAGACACTTAAGCGCCAGCTACAGTACGCCGAGCAAGACGATAAGAACCGCTGCGAAACAATCCGAGGTCTACGTGAAGAACTCCGGGAGTTGCGCCAGACGATTAAAGAGCGCCACGCTATCCACGGCATCAAGTTCGTAGCGAACGTTCCGATGAAGGGCTGGACGCTCACCGAGTTTAAGCTGGGTCTTGGTAAGTGCGGTCTGGAAGTGGCGAGTCTAGTGTGGGAAGAGAAGTCTGACCGCTATGTGTTGACTCAACGCCACACCGACGGAAGCCGAAAGGTCTTTGAGTACAAGAAGGAAGACGTGCAAGGAAGAATCGAAGTGTTCTACCCTGCCGTTAAATAACCCTCACTAACAGGAGAGTTAGCCTCAAGGTCATCACCAGCGGTGGCCTTTGTGATTAACTTTCAACACACATCAACATGAGGTAAGATACTATGCGTACCAACTTTGAGAAATTTACCAAGCGCGATTCAGTGGTCAACGAGCATGGCGAACAGTGGCAAGAGCGCCGTGACCGCATGAAGAAACGCCACAAGCAACAGCGCGGTAACTCACAGAAACGGGAGTGGAACTAATGATGATGGGACGTATCTATAGTGGCAACCTGAACGATTACAAAGCTGCGGTAGCGCGTCTACAGGAAGACCATGACGTGACCGTGAAGGTGGAGCCATTCAGCTATGAAAACCCAGCGAAGATGTGCAGGTCATCCGGTGAGGTTCTCCGCGTGTTCACACGCTCAGGGCATCCGGTGGCATCCAGAACCTTCGAGCATAGCGACAGCGATGTACAAATCAACGCGCAGACTGCATGGCTCCGTAAGGTTCACAGCGATTTGAAACACTGGAAGTAATAACCCTCACTAACAGGAGAAACGAAATGAGAAACATCGAACGGTTCAACGCAAAGACTGAACCTTGCGGTGACTGTCTACGTTGGACTGGTCGAATCCAGCCTAACGGTTACGGACAGTTTCGCCTCGAAGGTAAAACACAATACGCACATCGAGCAGCTTACAAGCTGTTTATCGGTGAATTGGACAATAAAGATACAGTCCTCCACTCGTGCGATAACAGGTGGTGTGTGAACCCTGAGCATTTGACCAAGGGAACGCAGGCCGATAACCTGAAAGACATGGCGATAAAGGGTAGGCACCACGCCATTAAGATTCCGAACGATGCCATTGAGGGCATCCGTAAAGACCCTCGCCCTTCCGCTGTGATAGCGGCTGAGTGGGGAGTCCACCGCACAACCATCCAAAAGATTAAGCGAAACATCAACAGGAGATTCGTATGAACAT